TTGAACTTGAGGTAATTGCTACTTGGCTAATATTAGCCGAAGTTGCAGCTGTAACTTTACTAGGCATACTTACAAACTGACTTTCGTCTATTATAATAGCAGGGGTTGTACCGACTGCTGAACCTAAGCCAATAACTAAATCATCTGCACTATCGTCAAGACCTATATAATAGTCTTGAGCGTTACCGTCAAATACTATTTTAGTATCTTCAGCTGCTGCATCACCTATCGTAAGAACTGGGCCGTTTAAAGTTAAACTGTCAGAAATTTGTAAATCAGTAAATACATCTAAAACTGCTGCTCCGCCACCTGCTCCATCTAATTGAACAGCAGAAACTTTACCTGGAGCGATTGTTACATTAGCTCCAGAACCTTGAGAAATAACAATATTTTGAGATCCACTTGTAGCGTTCTCAATTAATTGAACTCTGTTTATGGTGTTTGGAGCGATTGTAATTGTACAAGCTGAGTCTAAAGTACCAGTATATTTTAAGTAAAAAGCTCGACCTGCGTCTGCTGATCCATCTGCTACTGTAGTCGTATGAGTATCAGCATTAGTTGTGATAGCTTCGGTACCTGTACCAAGAGCATCAGCTATAAGTTCTAAGTTTGTATTGGTACTGGTTCCCCAAGTACCTGACTCATCACCTGTAGCGATTTCTTTGAGTCTTAAATTATTTACATAAGTTGCCATTTCGTACCTCTGAGCATTTATTATGCCATTTTAAATTGGTTATTGTATATTAAATTATGCAGCTACATCTGTCCAATTAGGCGTTTGAGATTCGTCAATATCTTCCCATTTAAAGACATGTCCTAATTCTACTGTAGCTGATACGCCTGTAGGTGTTACATTACATGCAGCGTTAACCGTTGGATTTACAAACGGATCACTAGCAACCATTTGATTAACTTGGTTGCCAACATTAAAGTTATTATTGGTTTTAGTAGTGGCTGTTCCTATCGCAGATGTCGCTGCTACGCCTGTTACTGCAACATTTGCTTCACCATCTACGTCTACTGATACTGAACCTAAACTTGATGTCAATCCTGCAACTGAAGCTACAGCTTGACCGTTTACTCCAGGCGCTCCTAGAGCAGATGTGGCCGCTAGTCCACTTACGCTAATATTGTTGGTAGATACAGTTGTTGGAGTTCCAACCGCTGATACGCCAGCTAACCCATTAACTCCAACTTCGCCGCCTGCCTCAACAGCAAGACCACCGTTAATCGCTGTTGCTGCAAGGCCTGTTAAAGTTACTGTTGCTTCAGCGTCTGTTGTTATAGATCCTAGAGCAGATGTTGCAGCTAGACCAGAAAGGACAACGGGTATTGGTTCGCCCCACGTGAGTTGACCCCACGTCCCTCGACCCCAACCCGTTATATTAGCCATTTAAGGCTAGGCGATTCTTATAATCGCTGTAGAAGCTGCTGCTGCTGGGAATACAATAGTAAAGTCTCCAGCGGTAGATGTTTTATCTCCACCAAAGTCGATTGTTGCTACTGATTTATTGCTGTCAGAACTGTTGTAGATCATACATCCTCTAGCAGTAATAGTAGCGGTACCAAAAGTTAAATCACCAAAGTCAGTAAAAGCTGTAGTACCAGAACTTGTAGGTGCAACCTTAGTTAAGGTTCCCCCACCTGTAGAATAGTTAGTACCAGTTGCTTGACCTGTAGTGGTAAAAGAAGTTGTAGTAGCTCCTAAAGTCGCTGATGAAGTATACAAAGCTAATTTATAAGCGTCTCCATTGGTAGCAAAGTTATGATTGCCAAGAAGAAGCTCTTTCTTAAAGCTAGTTGTAAGTGTTGATGATATTGCCATAATATTATAGTTTCCTAATTAAATCGGCAGCCTTTTTAAAGTCTGCTTTATCTAATTGATTATTAATTGTAATCCTATCAGATTTTATAGCATTTTGCATATATTGTTCAATAAGTTTTTCTATATTGTCTTTGTAAGCTTGCACCTGTTTTTTTATTTCTTCGGGTGCATCATCATTAACATGAATCATTTTTTCTATACAACGCTTTGCCCAAAATTCAGTAGAGTGTCCACCCTCGTTTGTTGTATGAACCTCTATTATCCCTAGCTCGGGTCCAGCTTTATAACTCATTACCATTTGTTAGGCTCTCCTACTTTATTTTTTTTAAGGTGACTGTCATGTTTATCAATCAATATAGGTTCTTGTTCTTGTTTAAATTGTTGAACTTGACTTCTTTTTTTGGCAATTAATATTCCATTTTCATCTGTAATAACAACCAAAGGATCATCAAGACGATGATAGCCATAAAGCTTTTCATGCGCTGGAACTGCCGTATCAAGCAAATAACTTGTATGCGCAACTTCAACTTGAATGCCTTGATTCATAGCTTTACTTAACCAAAACTCTACAGAAGCTCTTCCTGATTCAGCAAAATGTAAATTACCCTTATAACTAAAATCAATGCCAAATAATTTTATTTTTGCAACTTTATTCCAAACAGCAAATGCAACCGCATATGAAACTGTATTATTTAAATAATGACATCCACATGCGCTCAATACCTCCTCAATAGGATACTCGACTAGGCCAGGGCAACGATCATCTAACTCACATGTATAAACTGGGCCTTTATGCTCAGTTAAAAGCTTTGACATACTATTTGTTTGGCCGCCTGCATCTTCCGTATCTAAAAATCTAGATGCTGGGTCCATCATAAATACTCTGTCATGAAATATAACAGATGCTACTGAATTAATAACCCAGACTTCATCAAAATGAGCTCCATGTGATTTTGCTAAATTATAATCAAACCAACTACTGCCCATTCCGACAATAGCTACGGTTTTACCTTCAAGTTTCTTGATTGGTTTCATATCTTCTCCTTTTTTTAAAACTAAGTAATCTGCGTTCTTAACGAATCATATCTGTATTCGTCTCTTCTTCCTCTTGCTTCTGCTTTATTTTTTAATCTTGCCATCTCTTGCTGAAATCTATCTTCGTATAGTTTCATCATGTCAGGATCGCCTTTCATAAAAATGTAAGCTTCAACTAAACAACCATACAATAATCCATTTCTTGCATGCTCTGACATCCAAGTTCCAGTTGTATCTGTTACTAATGAATTTGGTTTATACAAATAATGAAGTTCTGTTGTGTAATTTTGATCTGGTACTGGAGCAATAATTAAACTTGACTCTTTTAGTCCAGTATTTAAATTTTTATCAAAGTCTCCATAATATAAAGGAATGCCTCTAGCTCCTGAATCTGTTGGATCTGGTGAATACTCTTGCATAAAACTAGGATGTTTTTTGTCAAGATAATGATAGTCACCATTTGCATCTATAACAGATAGAGAAAAAGATAATTCAAAATCATCTGGTGCTGTTAAAAACCTAGAGCCAGCTGTCATAGATCCTTGAACATTTCTTCTAAAATAATCAAACTGCACTAATTCAAAAATTCTTTCTTCTGCGTTTTTAATAATGTCGTCTAAAGTATTAACAAAAGTTGTTTCAGAGTTTTCTGAAAAATTTTGAATTAAAGTTTTTAATTCTGATAATGTTAAAGGACTGCTCATATTAAGTGTTTAATTGACCACCCATACCTGAGTGATTAGTACAGTAATAATAAAGCGTAGGCGCTCCAACTGCAACTTCTATTTGAGTATATGCTCCTGAGCTTCCAGGAGTGCCACTTGTAGTAACGCCAGTTGTATATTCAGAGCCGCCAGAATGAGTTCCATTTGAGGTTGTAGAAATCCTTAGAGGGTGGCTACTATTGCTACTATCTGATTGATCAAATTTGTATGCTTGTCCTTCTGTTAAAGATAAAGTAGGAGTTCTAGCTCCATCTATATAGAAATAATTAGACCCTAAATAACTAGCTACAGTAACTGTATAAGTTGTTGGGCTTGGAGTAGGACTTGGGCTAGGAGAAGGGCTAGGAGAAGGAGCAGAGCCTTCTGTAATAACAGTTGGAGATCCTAAGTTACCTGCTATTTCAGAAACTGTAAAATTTGTTCCTATAATATCTGAATTCATATAATGAGGTGTGTAAATATCGGTATAAACAACTACAACGTAACCCTCGCCAACTTCTTTATCAGTATCTGGCCTTGGTCTATAAAGTGCTTGAGGATCAGCGGGAGCTGTATGCGGCTCTAGCTGAGGGTGTTTTGGCTCAAAGCATTCGTTACAAACTTTAAAACCAGTCCATTCTTTTTTTAAATCTTTTAAAGGATATTCAAAGGCACACCTGTCGCATAAACCTATTGCAAATTTACCTGAAGCGTAAGACATGTTACCTCAAACTACTAAATGGCCTAATTCTAAATGATGCTTTATCCTCATCAGTAGACATAGCCCTATCAAACTCTTCTTCGTATATTTGTTTTAATAATTGAACTTTTTCTGGCGCTCTTTTTATTGCAATATAATATGCAAGACCTGCTGCGAAACAAGGATAAAATCTAAAGGGCATATCCATTGTATTAGTTCCAGAGTCGGCATCATCCATTCTAATCATTTTATTAAAAACTAAAATATCTGTTGAGTTTTCTGGCGTAGGCCAAACTTTTAAAACAGGTGAATTTAGTTTGTCTAAAAACCATTGAGAAGGCATGCTTTGAGTTGTTTTGTTAGGAATATTTAAATAAGAACTTCTGCTTAGTCTATCAATAGAAATATCTGTTTGTTCTCCATTTGTTGTACGTCTTAAAACAACATCTAAAATATCAATTACGTTAGAGTTTAAAGTGTATTCAGCCGTTCCTTGAGTAACAGTTTGAGTGTCTTGCTCTATCGTCCATTGGTTTAAACCTCTGTTAGCCCATTCAGCAAGCATTAAGTTGATAGATCTTCTAGCAGTTTTTAAATCATAACCAGTTCTAAGTTCTAGGCCGCATCTTTCAAATGCCTCCTCTACAAACTCAGCTACGTTTGGTTCAAAATCTGTACTTCCTGAAAGTGCCATTATTTTTTCTTAGGTTTTTTTATAGTTTTTTCTAATCTTTTTGCTTGATTAGCATGTAGCCTAGATGCATTTTTTAATTCTTTAATCATCTTGACTGTTTGAGTCTTTGTAAGTTCTGCCATATTAGTCTTCCTCTGGAGCGTATAAATTATTAAATGTTATATTTGGGTCCATATAGCTCTCATGTTGTTCTGCTGAATGCGTCCATTGAGAGGGCATAAAATCTGGTGCTCCCTCGCCTACACGCCATAAAGCAGGATTTGTTGCTCTTACCCTATTATTTGGCAAGGCTACAAAATTGCCAGTATATTCACCAGCATCTGTTAAATATAGCACATGTGACTGCTTATGTTGAGCTGGATCATCTGCTATAGAATTCTCTGTATAGTCTACAGTAAATAGATACTTTCCTGTATAAAATTCTCCCCCTATTTTGCATAGCCAAGGAGATGAACTTACTCGGTCCATAACTACAACAGAGTGGTCATGACTTAAACAGTCCCAAGGCTGGGCTAGATGGTCTTCCATTGAAGTTGGCCATTCTTCTAGGGGTATGTCTGCTACTAAAGCTTGTATAGGCATTCTTGCCCACATAGCACCACCGTGGACATTTGGTGCGTCTTCTTCATTATCAATTTCGCATCCAGTAAAAACTACTTGAAACGATAAAGACCTATCTGGAATAGTATTAACAGCTATAACCAAAGCATGCAAATACTCACCGTGATAATTAGTGTGATTTGCTGTAAATTCTTTTCTTACCCAGCATTTGAACTGAGGTATGTTAGAAATTAAATATGACATAAAGAAAAAAGTTTAACTTTTTCCGCCTTTTGCCATATATTTTGTTCCTTTAGCTGCTCCACCCTTAGACATATATTTTGTCCCTTTTGCGGCGCCGCCTTTTGACATATATTTTGTTCCCTTAGCTGCACCACCTTTAGACATGTATTTAGTTCCTTTTACAGAACCGCCCATTGAGTAGCCTTTAGTTTTTTTAAACATTATTTACCCTCTTTAAGAGATTGTAGTTACTTTTCTTCGGTTATTCATAACTTTACCACAGCCTTTAGCTATAAAACCACCATTACTTTTTTTTACTCTGCCGTCCTTCCAACTAATTCTTTTAGAGCTGGTTTTCTTTTTTGCTGCTGATGTACATTGAGCTTTTGTTGGCCTACAAGCAGGATAACTTTTTCTTTTCTCACCCTTCTTGCGTCCGCAAGGCTTACCTGTTTTACAGTCAATCCAGCCTTTGCCATCATTTCTGTCAAACCATTTTTTTAAACTATCGCTAGCCATTAGCTTAATTTAGTTTTTTTTCTTTTGCCTGGAAGCATATTGCTAAAACCTCTTGCTTCAACAAAAGTTACTTCACCACCAGTTGATTTTTTTTGTCTACTTTTGTTGCCCCAGTTTTTAGCGCCAACCTTACGGCACTTAACCAAAGCACCACTTGCATAAGCAGATGGCCAAACTTTGTATCTTGATTTTACTTTGCTATAACAAGCATCTTTTTTAGTAGCCATTAGCATTTCCACCTACGTCTTGCTTGACGTATTCTTGAGTTAGGATCGTTTCTAGTTTTAGCAGAACTTTTCTTTAGCTGACCAAGAGATCTAGCGCAATAAGACTTACGTCTTTTAGCAGCTTTGCTTCCCTTTTTAACTTTTCCTGTTACTGCAGTTTTAAGTTTAGATCCTGGGTTAGCTTTGCGATAAGCAGCTACACCTTTTTTGGTCATACCAGCACCAGACGTAGTAGACCTATAGTTGGCCCCTTTGCCTTTGGTAGTTTTACGTATAGGCTTTGCTTTTTTTCGTTCTGCCATAATATTAAATATAGTAGCACTGTAAAAGTGCTACTACAAAAATTTAAGCAGCGTAGTTTTTAATAAGAGTTAACACTATTACATACGAATCGCCACTTGAGTGACCAGTCGTAGTTAGTTTTATATCACCTGTTTTTCCACTTGCTGCTGCTGTATTTACTATTCCGCCAAACTCTGTAAAGTCTTCGTCAGTTGTGTAATCTGCATTAAGATCCCAACAAATAGTAGGAGTAGTTGCATCCCACAAAAGTTTTGCGCTCATACCAAAGGTTGAATAAACAATCTTTGCAAGACGAACACTATTACATGCTTTACCATAGTTGTTAGGCTGTAAAGCGCTAACATCTACTTTTGTGACTGCACTTTCACCATTACCATCAGATGTATTAGTCAACTGAATAATAGCAAGCCTATCACTATCTAACAGAGTTGTTGAAGTTACTGCATCTGCCATAATAAGCTCCTAAAATTAAGCGTCAGCGTATGGTGTAACTATAGTTCCTGAACCAATTAACAAAGAACTATTAACAAGGTATGTTGCAGTAT